AATTAACACCATACCAATATAAGGTAGAATGAGCTCAGTAATTTCCATTGCTACTCCAGCTGGTGTTATGACTTCCACTATAATATCTCTACTTTTCTATCTATTATTTCTTTCTTGTTCTCGCATCCTATCATTCTCTTCTTCTATGTGTTGCATCAATAAATTCATATATACATCCCTTTCCCACGGTATCATATTTTCTATTTCTTCTAAAGACCAATTATGATGCTGCATTAATCCAAAATTTATTTTATAATATGTCACCACATTATTATGAGAAAGGATTATCCTAAAAAATCAGCTAGTCCCTCCAATAAAATAGTTGATTTAACTTTAGTACTTGGATTCTCCACTTCAATTTCATGCTTAAGTTTAGGCATACTTGTAAAAAATTCTTGCACTGTTTCAAACATTGCTTGCGTCATACTATTAAAAAACTCATCTAATTCTTTATTACTCAAATCAACTCTATTATATGTTTCATCTTTATAGTGAACTATATCAATACAATTCTTAATGATAAAAAATGTCTTCTCAGTATCACTTGTTATTTTCTCAGCATCCAAAGTATCTTTTACATTAGGATATCTCATTACAAGATTAAAATCTTCATTGAGTTCAATTTCTCTACTATGAGCATCATCAACTAATACTTCTACATCTTCTGTGTTTAATGTATATTCTACTTCTGTTTCACCATCATCAGGACAGGTAAGAGTAAGCTCAATTGACTCTGCTATAGATTTTCCTCTAATCCTAAGAAACGCAAATTCAATATCAAACATTGCGTCTTTTTTCTTACCCATTTTACCATTTGTACATGCATTAACCAGTTTCAATATAGCAGGATATATTTGTGCTTCATCATCAGTTTCCATAGCCATTAATAGGATTTTCTCTTCTCCTACTAAGAACGGTCTATATTCAATTTCTTCTCCTGTAGATGGTTGTTTAAAAGTGTAAGTTGGGGTAGTAATTTTTGGCAATGCCATTGTATTGTCTCCTGTTCAATTCAATTAATTATTATTCATTATTACCGTTTTTAAAACGATGCTCCGTCGGCCGGAGAGATTCCTTTGGGTAAGTCTGTAGGTTGCTTATCTCCATCTATTGAAATATCAGTCCAATGTCTAAAATTAAAATTCACTGTTAATTTAGCAATCTCATTTGTCGAACCGCTGCTATATTCTATTGGACCAAAATTCTTTGGATAGCATTCCCATAGCTTTATTCCATATACTTGATTATGTTTTTCGTCTAATTGAAAAATATCAGCTGTTCCAGATGCATACTCTTTGTAGTATTTTACATCCCAAGTCTTTTTATCGTATGCTTGCTCCATCCATTCGGTAAAGAATTGTCTTATGGTATGATTCCTATCCAAAAGAAAAACAATTGCAATTTCATCAGCAAATGTTACACCTTCAACAATATCTCTTGTTGGCCCATATATATTGTTATCTGTAGCAGTTGCAAGATTAAGTCCTGGCATACTAACACTTTCGCACCTTAATACTAAAGCCTCGGCACGGGTATCTCCCTTCATCGGCCCCGGAGGATTTAATTTGACCTCAAATTTGTTAGTTCTTGCAACACCAGTGGTGTTTATCTCAGCAAGAAATTTATCAATCTGTGAATTAGAACGTTCTAGAGTTTGCATTAGATCATTTTCCTTGAATCGGACCAGACTGCTCCGGCAGATGATTTCTTGAATTTATGCACGGGCAGTAAGGTTGCAATGGTAAATTCATCAGCGTCTATTCTACGAAATTGTGATTTGGTATATCCAGCAAGATACCTGTGTATCGTTGGTTTTACCAATTTAATAGATTTTACTGCTTTATAATCTACATTTAGAGTCGTGTTTTCATCAAAAGTGTCACCACTAAAATCTAACATTCTATCTAATAATTTCATTCGTAGTGGTATTGGTAGGTAATGAAAATTGATACCCAGAAACCCATCTGTATATTTCTCTAAAGGCAATACTAATGGGAATGTATCATAGTAGGGTAGTTTCTTTGCGTGTTTTGGTCCATACACAAACATATTGAGCCGTCCATAAAACGGTCTGGAGTTTCTTTTACCATCTCGTATTAGGTCTAAGGTTTTAGGCGTACCAAATTCTCTTATCTTATCCTGATACCAATCATTAGAATAAGGTCTTCCTTTTGCTGCAGCTTGTACTGATTTTATATAATTACTCTGTGCCATATAACTATTTATAACGGATACCTAAATCATCCTCAGTCAGTATTTTAAATTCCATACCATTATTTAAGCACCAAGAGTTTGCATATTTCCACTTTGCTTCATTGACTCCCCATGTTTTAACCTCAGAGAACCAACGCCTAGTTTTTCTTGTTGGTTTTGGATTGGGTGGGCTGCATTGTTTCTTTGGTTTAACCTCTATGATGTATTTCTTTATCTTACCATCGTTTTGTTTAACCTTGATATAGAAATCAGGATAGTAACGATGTTGTTTTCCATCCCAAGGAGATAAATATGGTATAATGATCTCTTCACTTCCCCATTCAATTATGGAATCGCTTTGATCACAATACACCATAAACTTTCGCTCCCATAGAGAACGATAGACAATTTTAGCTACATTACCCCTATATTTTGCGGGATTGTTGGGTGAATATTTACCTTTGTATGACATGATGTATAAATAGTTTCGTAATATTTATAAGGAGAATTATAATGGCCAACGGACCTCTCAATCAACGAGCCGATCTTGGAGCCCAAGGCGCTTACGCTGGCGATGGACATGGTGACGGTGGTGAAGAAGAATCAACACGACCAGAAAAAAAATTAAATATAAAGTTGTTACAATATCCTGACGATATTGGAAGCTCCGGCCAAGGACATTTTATAATTCTCAAAATCCATGATATAAATGCGGGCGAAGTTAAAAAAGGAGTAGTAACTGGTGGGGGTTCTAAGAATAGAACACTCACATTGAGGAATTCAAGTAAAAGAGTTAAAACACAGATTTCATTATACATGCCTCCTCAAGTTGAGGTTTCATATAAAGCAGATTATGCAGATACAGAAATAAGTGCTCGGGCCTCAGCTGGAGCGGGCATAGTGGAGGCCGTAATTGCAGGTGAAGGATTGATGGGCACGCTAAAAAAGGGTGCCGAGGGAGCTGCGGAAGTTGTTACTGCAATGGGAATTGTTACTATGGATTTAGCAGCGGCAGGAGCATCAGCGCTTGGCCAAATTGCATTGGGAAAAATTCAAAGTAGCAAAATGGAACTTCTTTTTAGAGGCGTTGGTAGAAGACAATTCCAATATACCTTTACGTTTATTCCAAAAAGTTCTAAAGAATCCCAAAAAGTAGATCGAATAATATTTGAACTAAAGAAAGCAATGCTACCAACATATACTACAGGTATTGCTGGCCAAAATTCAGACAGAACTCTTAAAATTCCTACTACTTTTGATATAGAATATATGTATACAGCTGATGGAGATGGTGGCAGTGCTAGAAATAATTTTTTAAATAAAATATCTACATGCTACCTCACAGACTTATCGGTAAAATATGGTGGAGACAGATATAAAGCGTATAAACCAAATGTAACAACAAGAGGTGGCAAAGGAGCTCCACCACAAAAAACAGAAGTGTCACTTACCTTCAATGAAATAGAAATTATAACACAAGAAGATATTAATTTAGGATTCTAATATGTATTTTGAACTATTCCCAACAATACCATATAATAATGTGGAAAATGTTGAGCCAAAAATTGTCACAAATCTACTCAAAAGAATCGGAGTTAGATCGGTAATAAAAGAAAATACTGTTGCTTTTACAAAGTATATTGTAAGAGGCAATGAAACACCAGAGAATCTAGCATTTGAGTATTATGGTGATGCAGAGCTTCATTGGATAATTCTTTTGACTAATGATATTCATGATAGATTTCACCAGTGGCCTATGAATGTAAATCAATTTCAAGCATATCTGGGAGAAAAATATACAGATGCAAATGATGTACACCACTACGAAATAGAACAAACATCTGGTGATACCACAATCAAAATTAATATAGGGTTGGATACAACTGGACATCCATCTGCAACCGCTATAACTAATTTTGAGTATGAAGAGGATAGGCAGAATGCATTGAGGGAAATAAAATTACTTAATCAATCATATGTGGCACAATTTGTTTCGGACTACGGTTCATTGATAAAGAGTAGTGATTGATGGGATCAACAAAACTTACTGAGCCTGGACAATTTGATATCCAAAAGCTTATTTTAATAACTAGTGAAGGAGTATCAGTTGACCTTGGTAAATCTGTTTCAGAGATAGTAATTTATGAAAGTATTGAATCAAATTCTATTGCTGGATATATAGCTATATTTGATACTGTCGGCCTTAGTAATATTGGACCAGTTGTAGGACAAGAGTATCTTAAGCTTGTCATATCTACACCATCTTTAAATAAAGAAAAATTCAAGATAAATTTTGATGAAAATGTTTTACATGTAACTAAGATTGTGGATAGACAAAATTCTGGAGATTTGTCAAATACTATATTAGAGTTTGTTTCATCAGAACTTATTCATAGTAAGAGAACAAGAGTCAATAGAACACTAAAAGGTACTTATTCTGAATTAGCAAAGACTTTATTACAGAATGATCTTCAGTGTAAAAAGGACTTATATATTGAAACATCAGTGGGACAGAAACAAATTATCACTCCAAACGCAGCACCATTTAGCCTTATTTCAAGATGGGCTCAACAAGCAGTTTCTAAGGAACATGGTTCACCTACATTTCATTTCTACGAAAATATCAAGGGATATCATTTTAGGTCAATTGAAAGTATGTTTGCTGAAGGTTCAAAATTTACTTATTTTGAATCAGTAGCAGGAGCTCCTGTTGGAGACTCTCCAGGCATATCAAGTGGACCAGATGTTGATGCAAAATTGACTAGAGATTTGGCGGTTATTCAAGGTTATTCTATAACACAAGGTAAAGACTTTCTAGTGAATGCTCCGTTAGGTGGATTCTCATCTACTATGATTCAGCATGATATATTCTATAAAAAATATGATACTTCTGGATACAACTATTTTGACAATAGAGAGAATGAAAAACATATCAATTCCTTTGCTGGTGAGGGAGATAATCCCATATATAATGATGCAGTCGTTGATAAACAAGGCAGAAGAATGAGTGATTTTACTTATGCTACATTTTATGCACCAACTACAAAAGTTAAAGATAAAAATGGCGTATATAAAAACTCACAATATGAAGTTTATTCTAATGATGAAAGACGATATAATTTTGAACCAAGAAAATCAGAAAGTTGGTTGCAAAGAAGAAGGTCTAATCTTGTGAACTTAGAAACTGGTGTAACTATCTCAATGCAAGTTCATGGTAACACTTCAATAGGATGTGGAGATATTATAACAGTTAATTTGCCTGAAACTGGTCAAAATAAATCTACAAAAGATGGTAAAGATAGATTTTATAAGGGACAATTTTTAATTAAATCATTAAAACACAACTTTAATAACGCTACACAAAAACACACTATGGAATTCGATATAAACAAAGATTCTGTTTTAGATAAGTTTAAAAAGGAAGATGGATTTGTAGAGCCTAAACCAACAAAAGGTGGTAAAATATTCACTGATACTAATTTCTATGGTTCGGGAATAGATTACGATGAAGAATAGAAAGGAGAAACATTGACTCAATTACCATGAAGAAGAACACCTATCATAAAGAAAAGGAACTTAAAATGGCCAAAGCATCAACAAAAAATAGAATCAAAAATATGCAAACTTTTCAGAGTCAAGAAAGAAGAATTGAACCAATTTCAGAAGAACATAAATATATGATAGCACTAATGAAACAAAAAGAGTCAATAGGAAATAAAAATGAAGACATATCAAGAACTAGTAGAAGGCCTGAACGATCCCAATATATTTAAAGCATTCTTTCTAGCTGGTGGTCCTGGCAGCGGTAAATCATTCGTTGTCGGGAAAACCACTGGTGGATCAGGCCTCAAAATAGTCAACTCTGATGATGTCTTTGAGAAGTATCTCAAAGATGCTGGTTTTGAAATGGACATGACAACATCGAAGGCTGAGCTTCAGCAGGAACCTAGAGACAAACTGCGTGACCGAGCAAAGGTGGTGACGAAAATGAAGCAGGATAACTATGTTGGTGGTCGCCTTGGACTCGTTATAGATGGCACAGGCGCTGACTATGATAAGATTGTTAGACAGTCTATTGGACTGAAACAATTGGGTTATGACACTCACATGATATATGTCAATACCTCGCTGGATGTTGCACTTGATCGTAATTCAAAGCGTGAACGTAAGGTATCTACTTCTATTGCAACAAAATCGTGGAAAGACGTTCAGTCTAACCTTGGTAAGTTCAGTCAGCACTTTAGACGCAACATGATTATTGTTGATAATAACGATGTATTAGAAGATGACGGCACACTCTTTAATGATGTCCTACGACAAATCAGGCCCCTGTTGAAAAGAAAAGTTACAAGCCCCTCTGCAAAGGCATGGATTGAAATGGAAATGAAACGCCGAGGTATTACAAAAAAACCTAAAGGGTGGTAAATAGACCCTTGACAAATACCCTATACTCTGTTATTATTATTAAATGTTAATACAAAATTATAACCTAAGTCAGCACAATTCCCTGTGCATGAATATTTTAGATAAATCAAATACTGCTAAATACTCTTTTATTAAAGAGGGTATTAGTAGTTATGAGCTCAACAAAGAGTTCTTATTTGATCCTATTCTTAAACCCCTACTGATTGATATACAATTATCTATAAATGAGTATATTAGTAAGTTTGAGAATCTTGAAGCATCTGTTATATCTTCAAGCTGGTTTAACGTCTTGAGTAAGGGCGGTATTGTAGGTAAACACAAGCATGTTGATTCATGGGATAATAATGAGGGAAGTGTGGTCAGCGGTGCGTATTACCCATATGTGGATAAGAATAGTGCTCCCCTTATATTTTCCTTCCCCAACAAAAATCCTATATCCATAGTCCCTGAGAGCGGTGCTTTAGTGATATTTCCTAGTTGGTTAGACCACTATACAAAACCAAACAAGAGTGAGAGACGAATCACAGTAAGTTTTAACACTGTAAGAAGGAGTGTTGTTCTTGAGAAGTTTCCCGATTCTATCAAGCTATCTGAAAAAACATTAAAAGAGAACGCATTTTCTTCTTGACAAGCTCGTATTTGTATGTTATACTATATGTATGATGAAAACAGTAAGACTTAAAGGGCTCACAGGACATGGTAAGAATCGTGTTCGTGAGCATGGTGAACTCTGGGAAGTCCTAGAGTTACCCACAGGTGTGATAAAAATGTCACACAAACCCCCATTCCCCTGCATTAAATCACTCAAGACTGGCGAAGAGCGCTGGTTAGATGATAGAAATTTTTCTTGGAAATAACTCCATTTTTTACTTGACAAACCCTATTTTATGTGTTATACTTAGGTATAATCAGAGAGAGAGAGAAAACATGACTGAACAAATGACTGCCTACCTAACAATCAAAAACAATACGGTTGAATTGTCCAATATGAACACCGAAGAAGTTATCGGATATTCTTGGACTGCAAAACAACTTGCCTCCCAACTGGCATATGCCAATGTTGGTCAAATCTACAAATCTTCTTCTCTTGAATATGTGTCTATGGTTCAAGAAGCAATGGAGCTTGTTGAATCTGGTGATGTTGCCCCGATCTTGGAGAACTCACCGACAATATAAGGTACGATTCTTCTTGACAAACCCTATTTTATGTGTTATACTTAGGTATAATCAGAGAGAGAGAAAACAATGATGAAATCTGGATGTGACCTTAGATATCTTTCCAATCCCCGTGTGATTGCAGAAGAGCTTAATAAACTTTATAATTGGAGTCCAGAATATCTAAAAAAGAGGTTTGGAAAATATAATTTTAACACTGCTTGGGATGTTGAGTTGTATGAAACAATTGCATATATGGAAGACCGTCATCTTACCACTGGTTTCAAACTTGTAAAAAAACGAAATTAGCTGTTGACAAACCCTATTTTATGTGTTATACTTAGGTATAATCAGAGAGAGAGAGAGTTATGAAAAATTTGAAATTTACACTAAACAGCGACTTTGGAACATTGTCATCGTTATTTGATTCCAAGTCAGAAGCAGAGTCCCGTGCTGATGCTTATAGGAAGT